GTGAGGGTGGTGAAGAGGCTGATGATAGTGAAGAGAATGGTGGTGGTGATGGTGAAGAGGGTGGTGAAGAGGCTGATGATAGTGAAGAGAATGGTGGTGGCGATGGTGAAGAGAATGGTGGTGGTGGTGATGATGAAGAGAATGGTGGTGGTGAAGAGAATGGTGGTGGTGGTGGCGATGATAAAGAGAATGGTGGTGGTGGCGATGATAAAGAGAATGGTGGTGGTGGCGACGGTGAAGAGAATGGTGGTGGTGGCGATGGTGAAGAGAATGGTGGTGGTGGTGAAGAGAATGGTGGGGGTGGCGATGGTGAAGAGAATGGTAATGGTGAAGAGAATGGTAGTGACAGTGATGAAGAAAATAGTATTTGTACTAGTGATAATAGTGATAGTGATAATAGTAATAGTGATAGTGATTGTGATATTGATTTTGATACATTAAATGAATTAGAAGTGATTAAATTTGAATAATTTCACATATACTAATACATATTTACTATTTATAAGTTTTTGGTGTTAAATTAGTTAATCTAAATTTATGTATATCATCTATATCTAATAAATCAATCATACAATAAATATCTAATAATGTTAATTTATTACCACGTGATATAGTTTTAATAATTTCATATGAATTTTCAATATTACAATGTATTTTTAAATATGTTTGTATTCCTTCTAGAATAACTTCTGGATGATTTATTAAATCTTCTTCTATTTTTTGTTTATTAAGTTGTAATCTAGATATACCATTTGTAATTTTCTTAAAAGTTATAAGAACATATCCAAATATTGATGAAATATTACGTATAGCACTAGAATCACTTATATCTCTTTGAAAACTTGTTTCAGTTAATATATCACAAATACCATCAATCATTCTCTTAGCCATTTCTATTGATGTTTTTGCATTTTCCAAATCAATTGGATTTATTTTATGTGGCATAGTACTACTTCCTATTTCATTTTTAATATTTTTTTGTATAAAATATTCACGATGTATATAAAGCCATAGATTACCACGTAAATGCTCTAATATATGTAGCATTCTTTTTATCATGTATAAAACTTTAATAATACTATCATAATTATCACATTGATTTGTATATTGAGTTCTTATAAATTTTGTATTATCTGTATTAAATAATGTTATAAAATGATCTGACCATATACTCCAATTTGTATCCGGTAATGCAAAATTAAGAGCATTCATCTCACCAGTTGCTCCTCCAAACTTAACAGTTAAACCTGTATTTATAAAATCTTTTATTTCATTATAAATAGTATATAAACGTGTTTTATATATTAACATTTCTTTTGAAAAATGAGTTGGTGTTGCTGGTTGTCCATGAGTATAACTCAACATTAAAATATCATTAGTGTTAGTATATGGTGTTAGTAATTGGTCTGTAAATATATTTATTACTTTATTTAAGTTATCCAGAATAATAAATAATGAATCGCGAAAACATAACATAAAACCTATTGAATTTATATCTTGACTAGTTAAACCAATATGAACTAAATGAGATTTTTCAGTATCTTTAACTTCTGGAATGTCTTTTACAAAATATTCTATTGCTTTAACATCATGTCTTAATATTGTTTCACTTTCTAATATTTTAAGATAATCGTTATATGTAAAATCTTTATATGGATTATATTTAATTATACTACTAGTAAATAATTCAAAATATTTTAATTCAACATATATACGATTTCTATAATAAGCATAATCATCACATACATTTACTAATTCTTTTATATCATTATAATAACGTGAATCTAGACATGAAATAGTTGCTGACATTTTTATAATGTCTTTATGATATATATATTTATATATTTATATATTTATATATTACTATCTAGATATATAAATTAAAATATATTACAAATTAAAACTAATAAAAGAGTAAAACTATACAATAATTAAAGTTATCCACAATGATAAGTACAACTTACCATTGTATATTTATATGATATACCATTATATGATATAGTAGTTGCGAGAGAAGCCCAATCTACAGTTTGTGTACATTTTGCTACAGTATAAGAATGTAAAATATCATCACTTTGTAGTGAACCATATCCTCCATCACCAATTGGACATGTTGTAATATAGTCACCATTTTGTATATCTCCTCCATAATTACTTACTAATATACCTCCTTCACCAAGAGAATTTACATAATATGTAGTTATTGTAATATTACTCTCATTTAATATAGATTCATTTCCAGAATATACACCATATACTGTTTTATCATTTATTGAGAGAGATGGTTTTACTGTAACTACAGTATTATTAATATTTTGATAATCTACAATACCGGTAGAAGTCATAATCATTCCTTCTATTAATTGAGTTTGAGGATTACTTATAAAACTATCAATAATAACTGCATGAGACCCTGTAAATGGGGTATATGCATTTGCTATAACGTTACCCATTACAACTAATTTTGTTGTTGACGGTGATGGGAGAGTTATACTAGCACTAGGTATAAGTGTTCCAATACCTACAATTCCTGATGAAAAATCACCACCAATTAATATGTTACAATTTGATGTTGTACTATCTACAATACCACTTTGTAAATTATTATAGATAGCAAATTTATTATTATAAGTTGTATTTGTACTATTTATACTATCAACTGTCTCATAACCTAAGAAAAAATTATTATTACCATTGTTTAATTGACCTACTAAATTACCAATATATGTATTATTAGTATGAGTGCCAAATTCACCATTAGTATTATTTGAATCAGTATTATAACCAGTTTTATAACCAATAAATGTATTCAAATCAGATTGATTATAAAAACCTGATTGATATCCCATAAATATATTTCCAGTACCAGAGTAATTTAATGCACCAGATTGATACCCCATAAATATATTTCCTTGACCACTATTATTAGTAATACCTGATTGATACCCCATAAATGTATTTGAACTACCTGATTTATTAAGAATACCAGCAGCTGTTCCCATAAATATATTACCGTATCCACTATCATTATTACCTCCTGCTGCTGAACCAATGAATGTATTACTTATACCTAAATTATTTTGATTTCCTGAGAAATTACCTATAAATACATTATCATCTCCATTATTTAATGTACCAGCTTCATTACCTATTATAACTCCACTATTTGATGTTCCAGTACTCATAGCATTATATCCTATTACTACATTACGTGATTGTGTTGATATACTTGAACCTGCAGAATAACCTATAAATACGTTATTATTTCCTGTTGTTGTAGAACTACCAGCTTGCGGACCTATAAATATTTGATTACTTTCATTTAAAACTTTACCAGCTTCTTTTCCTATTAATATATTTTGAAAACCTGTAGTATTTGTTAAACCAGCATTATAACCAATTGCAATATTATTATCAGCAGTATCTGTATTTGCAGATTTCCCAGCATTTGTTCCTAAATATATATTTTTAGAACCTGTAGTATTGTTTAATCCTGAACTATCACCTAAAAATATATTTCCAGAACCAGTTGTATTTTCTATACCTACATCATGACCTACAAATAAATTTTTATTACCAGTATTAAGACCTATTGATTGTGACTTATAACCTATACCTTTATTAATAATAGATGTTGTACCTATAAAAATATTATGACTTAATATACTATTCATACCAGTATTTTCACCTATATATACATTTTTACTACCATCTGTATTATTTTTACCCGCTTGATTTCCTAAAAATATATTATAATAACCATTATCATTAGTTTGACCGGTACTTTCACCTATAAACACATTATTACTACCTGTTTGACGATTATTTGTATTGTCGCCTTTTCCTGAATTTAATCCAATACAAATATTTGTTTTTCCTGTAGTATTTTTCAATCCAGCTTGATATCCTAAAAATAAATTATTTTCTGCTGTCGAAGTATAACCAGCTTGATACCCTATATGAATATTATTAGTATATGCACTATTACTACCAGTATACCCTGATTGATACCCAATATTTATATTATTAGATCCATCACTAGTATTATAACCTGCTTCAAAACCAGAAAATATATTACCACTTCCACTAGTTAATTTATAACCTGAATATGGTCCTAAACTTACATTATTACTACCAGTATTTAAAGTAAAAGCACTATTATAGCCTAATATTAAATTATTTACACCTGATGTTAATGTTGCACCAGAATTACTACCTATTAAAGTATTATTACTACCACCCTGTATTTGACTACCAGCACTATAACCTAAAATAGTATTATCACTACCTGTTGATATAACAATACCTACACTATTAAGTGAATTTCCAGAACCAATTAAAACATTACGAGAACCAGTTGATAGATTATATCCTGAATATGGACCTATTGCCAAATTATAACTACCTGTTTTTGAGTCTACAGGTTGACCACCACCAGAATTATATCCTAAAAACATATTAGATGTTCCTAAAATATTTTTCCCAGAATTATTACCCAAAGAATATGCGTATTGACCTGTATATCCTACACCAGCAGATTTACCTATTATTAAGGCACTACCAGTTAACGTACTAGTACCAGAATCAGCACCTATTACTATATTTTCACCAAGACTATTTATTGCATTACCTGTATTTTTACCTATTAATACATTATTACCTGCTGTTATAATTGATGTTCCTACATCACTCCCTATTAATACATTATTAATTGTTGATGTCGCACTTGCACCTGAATTTGTTCCTATATGGATATTATCTGTACCATTTTGTAGAGACCATCCAGCAGCATCATTTGAAGTTTCAGAGGCACTTTTAGTAGAGCCGATTAACACATTTCTTGCAGCTGATGTTATTGAATATCCTGCTTCATTACCAATTGTTATATTATAAGAAGCTGATGAAGAAGTTGTACTATATCCAGAATAGTTACCTAAATATGTATTACAAACACCAGTATTATTATTATATCCTGAATTATGACCAATATATGTATTTTTTATTGCACTATTATTCATATAACCCGATTGATTACCAACAGCAACTATATTACTTGATAAATTAGTATATCCAGCTTTATTACCAACTAATACATTATTATTACCAGATATTGCATTATTTCCAGTATTATATCCTAAATAAGTATTGTTTATACCATTTTCATTACTTAACCCTGAATATCCGCCAATAAATGTATTATTATTAGATAAACTTGTATTTAAACCTGCTGAATCCCCAATAAATATATTTAAATCACCAGATGTTATTGTTTTACCAGTAGATGTACCCATAAATACATTTTTATTACCTGTTACTAATGAAATACCAGAATTATAACCACTAATTACATTATCATTACCACCTAATAAACTACCAGCTGCATTTGAACCTGTTACTGTATTTTGACTACCATATCTTAAAGATAACCCAGTATATGAACCCAATAATGTATTATTATTACCATGATTTACTACTTTACCTGAATTACTACCTAAAAATGTATTGTATGAAGCTGTATTTGATTCATTACCAGAATTTACACCTATTAAAATATTATCAGTACCAGTAGCATTTCTTTTACCTGCTGTATCACCAAGTGTAATTGTATTTTGACTTTGTTCATTCTGGCCTCTACTATTTAAACTTTCTATATTCGTTTTATCATTTTCATTTAAAAAAGTGTAACAACCATTACAGTTTATTCTACTATATACAAAATTAGCAAATGTATCACCTAAAAAATGTACACCATTACATATAATAGTATAATAATCATCAGCATAAATACTATAATCAATACCATTATATGCTTTTATTACACCATTATATACTTGAATTAATTTTTGTGTATTATTAGTATTTTGTGTATATATACCATAATTATATTCTGTTCCAGAATGATTTATAAAATTAGGATTAAAAATATTACATTCACTATTTAATAAAGATAAAGATATAGTTTTTTTAGAATAACTACTATTTATTATAGTAGATACATTATATAAATTAAATTCAGTACAATCTTTACTATAAATACCTATATTTTCTACTGCTAAATTTGTTGTATTTATAGTATTAACTATTATATCTATATTACGTAATGTTATTAGTGAACCATTAGTAAAATGTATAGCCCTATTATAAACAGAACTACATGTACTATTTAATACTAAATTTTCTAGACCTATATTGCTAATTAAATTAGGACTAACAGAATTATATAGTACAGTAGATGTTGTGTTTATTGATTTATTAGTGGTAGTATTATTGATTGTTAAATTTTTTATAGATATATTAGAACATATTATAAAACATGATGTATCTGCTGATGCTGTACCAGAAGTTTCATTTGTTTGAGAAAAATTTAGGATTGTATTATCTTTACCATTGCCTTCTATATCTACATATTCTTTACAAGTTATATATGTTGTTTCATAATATTCACCAGATTGTATATTTATTAAATATCTAGTATTAGAATTATTATCAGTTATTGAGTTCATAGCATTATATAAACTATTATAATCACAATTTACTTTTCCTACTGTTATCGTTTTATAATTAGTATAAACTATATAACTAGGACTAATACTATA